TGGCAGTTTCACCAACGTTACCATTAAGTTTAACTACGCATGTAATATCTGTAAGTTGGTCTTCTTTCAAACGGAAGTTAGTTGAAATTTGGTTATCTTCTACTTTTGCAACTATGTTTTCGCCTGGGATTAAACGGTTGGTTTCATAATCACTAGCAGTACCCTCAATTTTACAATAAAGAGTTGGGATATCAGTATTTTCAACAATATAACCACTACCAGAAGTGTCAAGAACTCTCATCTTGACACCAGAAGATTCACCAGTTATGATTTTATTTTTAAGAGTCTCAATATACGTTGTTACATCAACAGTACCTGTGAATTGTTCTAGTTTAATAAAATGAACTTTACTATCAACGTTCACAGAGCCAGGAATAACTTGGGAACCATTTTTAAAGATATGACCACCAAAACGCGAAACTTGGTTTTGAAGGATAGTTTGAAGTTGTGTTAATTCTCTAGCTTGAACAGCATAACTAGGTCTGAAGAGGATTCGATAGAAATCCTTCTTCTCATCATAGTCGTCAAAATACGGTTCTGTATTAAAATCAATTGCCATTGTTTTGTCTCTTAAAAGTTAAACTGTACAAATATTTATACGTTTATTAGAAATTAATAATCGTTCTTAAAGTAATTGTTTCATCAGCCGAAGGGGTGAAACCTTGTTTATTGTCAATATACATCAATTGACCTGAATATTTATCGAACGTTGGATCGCCGATAGATGTTGCTGTGAAGTTATCAGTGATGTTTGATGTTTTAATAAACACATCATTAGATTCTGGTGCATCATTATCCAAAGATTGAACGAGCGCACTTGTTTCTGTAACAGAAACAATTCTATATTGTTTCTTAGTTTTTGTAGATCCAACATATGTAACTACTGCAAAACCGTTTGTTTCAGAACCAGAAGTTGTAGTTGGTGGTTCTGAACCACCGATACCAGAAACAACAACTGTATAAATTCTGTCCTCAACATAGATAAAGTCGCCAAGAACTAGATTCAAAGATGGTTGCCATTCAATATCTGGAAGGCTAACACGTTCAATGTACAAGTCATCATCTTTTTTGAACTTGGTAATGTTAATTGGCGCTTGCACGATATAACACGCTGAACCAATAGAACCTTGGAATCTTTCATAGCCGTTAAATACTCTAGGATTCTTAATAATACCAACTTGTCGATAGTCGTTACCAACAGTAACACCTTGGTTCAAATCTGTAGAAATATTTGAATAGAACATCAAAGATTTCGCAAATAATTCATCTGGAGAATTCTTTCCGTGGCCACCGTATGGTGAAATAATTGCTCTTAGTAATGCGCCATTACCATTTCCAATAATTTTAACATTAGCATAAGTGTAATCTTGACCACGTTTTAAAATATTAATTTTAGTGATAGCGTTAGTTACTGGGTCAATAACAGCTTCTGCTTGAGCGCCAGTACCATCACCTTCGATTGTGATGTTAGCTACACCATATGAATAACCACCAGAAACAACGGCAATAGAATCAATAGTACCAGCTGGTGTCAAAATTTCGTTGTTTGCTTGTTGTGAAGAAATAGAACCAAGGCTTAAATCTGCAGTGAGTGCAGCACCAACCCCGTTACCAGAAACTGTCAAAGCAGCTTTCGTATAACCAACACCTGGGTCTTCAACAACAAGGTAAACGATTTGGCCATTATCAGTAATTGCGGAAATCTTAGCTTCTGATTTTGAAGTTAAGAAACTAGCCTCAGCGCCAGCGCCAGTGACATCAACAAAAGTTGCAGTTGGCGTTGTGTTATAACCAGCACCATAACGAAGAACAGCAAATCCCTGAGCCACTGTACCTGCACGAACTAACGATGCTGGAATACCAAGATAACGCAAGACAACATCACCATTGATTACATCACCGTCAGTATGTGTTGGCGCATCATTGCCAGTTGTACCATCATTCATAATTTGATACAATCTGTCTTCATAATATAAAGTTTTCGGTCTGTCTGGTTCATTAATATCTTCATCCGAACCAACTACTGAGTATACGCTAGTGTTTGCAATCCATTCATCCGAAGTTATGTAAGTTTCACCATCAGTATGAGTTGGTTTAGTTGAACCAAAAACACCAGCTGTTACAACTGTATACAAGTTAGTGTACAAGGAGTATTGCTCGTTGGTGTATACTTCCATACCCTGTTCCCATAGATCACCAAATGTAACAGATGGTACAGATGTATAATTTTCACCAGCATTTGTAATATACGTTGAAATTACTTTATCCGCATAGATTTTAGATTTAGCAACTGCATACAAACCACCGCCACCAGAGAAATTAACATTAGGTGGGTAAAGATAACCAGAACCAGAGTTAACAACAACTACTTCACGGACTGAACCGTTCATTGTTATGGAATCAATAACGCCAGTTTCAACCTCAGCTGTTGCAGCTGCAGCAGCGCCACCACCGCCAGAGAAAGAAACAGAAGGAGAAGTATAACCAGTACCACCTGAAATAATCTCAACTGAGTTGACAGGTGAACCGCTTAAAACCGCAGTAAATTGAGCTCCTGTTCCTGATGGGTCTGAGATAGCAATTTGAGGTGCGGTTGTATAACCAGAACCGTGATTAGTTATGTATAGGGTTGTAATGCTTCCATTAACATCAACTGCAGCTGTTGCTGCAGCGCCAGTACCACCACCTCCAATAAATTCAACAATAGGGGAAACATAGTTAGCGCCACCAGATTGTTTTGTAATACTTTGTATGGTTGAAGTTCCAATAACCGCTTGTAATACAGCATCTTGTCCAGTTGGGTCAGAAACTGTTACGGTTGGTGGAGAAGTATAAGCGCTGCCTCCAGAAGTAACAGTGACACTAATAATATTCTGAGGGTTAGTTGATGTTACTGAACCAGTTATTCTAGTGCCGATATATTTTAATGCCGTTGTACCATTCAACACTGTGCCAAATCTATGTGTTGGCGGAATAGTAGATGTTTGACCTGGCGTAACAACCTCATAATAATCCCAACTATCGAAATTGTAAATTATCTGACCAAGGTTTAAATTGTTGTTTGCAACAAACGAAGACGCAGCACCAAATGGTGGGCTAAATTCTACAGTTGGAGAAGAACCATAACGGCTTCCACCAGAAGCTAGACTTATACCATTAATATAAATCGGATCAGCTTCTCTATATCCATCGCCAGTGACTGAAACAACAGCTGATGTATAACCAGAACCTTTATTGGAAATGAAGATATTATCCACAGTTCCGTTAGAATAAAAGTGATTAGTTAGAGCAGAAACAACTGGGATATAATCATCAGTGAAAAACTTATTACGAAGGTTGATTGGAACGTTATACATAAACTTCCAAACATATCCATCTAACGTAGTAAATGGTTCTAGTTGTGTGCCGCTCGGCTTGACCGTAGAACGAGCGTTATTATTATTGTCTAGACATTTATATACATTATAATCGTCAGTAACAACGTAGAAATTTGCATCTTCAAGTTTTTGCGCACCAGAAGGTGCAATCCCCATAGTTGCTTTTAGAGTAGCACCAGAACCAGAAGGTGATGTGATTGTAACTGTCGGCTCTGATGTATAACCATCACCTCTATTGGTTAGAACTACCCCAGCAACTGCGCCAGCAACGACTTCAGAAACAACCGCAGTTGCGCCAGAGCCACCGCCACCTTCAATAGTAATAGTTGTATCATATAAATCAATATATCCAGAACCACCAGAAATAATATTAATACCTATTACTTGTTCAGAATATTCATCATCATACTGATCATAGATTACATCAGATACCCAATTCTTTCTTTTAATAACGAAGGCAACATCAGAAGGTTTGATCTCTTTGATAGTGATCATCTCATTTCTACATTGACGCTCATATTCATAACTATCCACAGGTTGAGGAGGTGCAGTATCATCCTCCCACGTGATGGTCTTGCCAAGGTAATAATAGAAAGAGGAAGTTCTTGCGACAACCTCTTTGTACACGCCTTCTGCTAAAGACTTGTATAGAATTGTTTTTACTAGAGCCGTATTATTTGCCATCTGTTATATGCCTCGTTATTATTTCATGTTCATAATATAAAAATAAAATATCAGCTTACAGTAACTTTCCATGTAATAGCAATAGTGTCACCAGCTTGTTTGTTAACAACTGGGAATACAGTACGGCATAGCATAGTACCACCAGAACCAGCAGCGTTGAAAATACCAGCTTCAGTGATAGCGCCAGTACCAGTACCTGCTGGGAAAGTTGCAGTGTAAGTAATAGAGTTGTTTTCTTGTAAAGAACCACTCAAAGTAACACGACCAGTTTGTGTTCCTAAAGTAGTATCTTCAACTGCTGGGGATGCTGTTCCAGTACCAATACCCATGTGCGACATGTGAACTGGAACGTCAGAACCCTGAGCAATCATTTTACCAGCAATATAAACTTTACCAGTAGTAACAACTAGGTTTGGTACTTCAAATTCTTGAATCACTTGACCAAGTTCGTTGGTCTTTGTAATTTTTACCATACCTTTTGCTTTTACTTCACTTAGATTAAATTGTTCCATATTATCTCCTTAATTAAATGTTGATGCCCAACCATTGGCATATTCTTCTAATGCGTATCCACCCTGTGCATACGGGTCAACGATTACATATCCATCTTCGGATATCGTATCTATTGTAGAATCTGTATTATTTATAACCTTATCAAATAATAGTGGCGGATACTGATCATCCGCCATAGTGGCTATTGAATCGCTGTCCAATATAGCTTTACTAAAATCGTGGGTAAGAACTTCATCAAACGCTGTTGTTTTTAGAGTCACCGCCAAGTTACCAACATCATCCTCAGCCGACAAAGTGGTATCTAGAGTTTGTTCATCTGCTAAAAATATGCTCTGTACGTCATCAAATGTGGTCTCACCAACGTAGCCAAGACCAAGGCTCTTAAACACAGTAGAAACAGTTTCTTGACTTTGAACCGTCATTGTAACTGAATCATCATCTGGTTTTTTAATTATATCAAAAAACGGAATCTTATACTGAGCCCATAATACGTTATCAACAAACGGATATTGGTTACCATCCGTTTGGTCCTGCGAATCGCTTAAATCTTTTGTAAATTCTTTAATTGACTCTTCATCGGTTACAAATTGAGTATCATATAAAGTAACGCCAAGAGATTTAATAAGAGCTTCAAGAGCAACAGATAAACCAAAATCATTTTGGATACTATATTCACCAAACATCATCATACCAGATGGGTGTAGCATCGAACGAACGACTGATGCATAAGTATCTAACTGTTTGTCAATACGAATAACGTATGAAAACGCTTGATAGTAATATGAGTCTTGGATGAACATTGAATCATCCAAAAATCCATCGTTAGTTTTATAATAACCTGGATATTTAGCAATTGCACCAAGAGATACATTCAATAGCGCTGGGTTTCCAGTTAAAGTGTCTTTAGCATCAACGAAGAACTGTCGAGCAATTGTACCAACATATGCACCATCGGAATACTCTGAAGACCAATAATCACCATAGTTAAGATAACCACCTTCTGTGAAACCATTCAAACCATCAGAAAATTCATAGCTGTAATCAATACCCAGTATTGCTTCTGCATCTGCACCAGAGCCAGTATCGCCAACTTGAGGGATAATGTTAACGAATGCAGTTGTATATCCAGTACCATGAGTGTCCACCACAATATCTGTAATAACACCGCCACTTACAACTGCGTGAGCAGTTGCTCCAGTTCCATTACCACCAATTAATACTGTTGGCGTTTGAGTATAACCGCTACCGCCAGAAAGTATATTAACAGAGCCGACAACATCTGGAACTAAAGAATATGTGATAGATGCTGATGATTTATTTGTTTTTGTTTTTCGTGTACTTACCGCTGATGATGGCAGAACAGTAACAGAAAAATCTGTGTCATATCCGATAGCAAAACGAATAATGTCAAGGTTTACTAAACCACCAACATCATCTGTTTTTGTAACCTTGAACCAGAAAGCAGTACCATCACCAGAAGAAACTTCAAAAACTTGACCTGGTTTGAAACCAATACCATGTTCTTGAACTCTAATTCTAGCAGTACATGGCAAAATTTGCCCTTGGAATTCACTCTTGTATTTTAGGGTGTCTCCTGGGATAATAGAACCATAGAAATTTCTATCCAAGAAAAACTCATATACGTTTTCGCTAAACTGAACGACTTTTTCTACGTTTGCTGTAATTTTATTTAATGGCGCAGTAGAATTAGTTAAAGAAGTTCTAACAATTTTCTTTGATGTTTGAATATCAATACTTTTACCGACTAACGAAGATGGATCCCCAATATCAACTCTAACAAAAAGAGAAACGTCTTGTTGCCAACGTCCATCGGATACTCGTAGCATTTGCTTACCTGGATAATCCATGTAAACATCTCTACCATATAAAAGTCTAAACAATAGTTTATATGAAGCCTCAGAACCTTTTGATAGATATTGATCTTTAATGTTCTTTAGAAGATACTTCTCAGTTTCTACGCTATCACTTAATGGATAATTATGAGCCAGTTCAGCTTTAAAATATTTAACAAATTCATCTAAAGTTTCGTCAATATCTCTAATCTTAGATAAATCAACATTCGATTTATCTAAGAAGTCATAGTACGCTTCAACGAAAGCTACGAATGTTGGGTATTCGGCTCTAATAAACTCTGGCAGCTGACTCGCCACCAGAGTTTTTAATTTAGCACGAACGTTAGTTTCAATACGCATTAAACGTTCCTGATAGAAGTAAAGATATAATTCTTACCAGCCTGATTAGAACCAGCAGAAGTCATGTCATTGACAACATTAACAGTTAGATAATCTCTTGCAACTTGCACAATCTGATTGTATGCAGTAACAACGTCATATGATTCTGGTTTTAGGATTAATTCAAAGCTGGCATCAGCCATTGAAGTAATTGTTAAGTTTCTAATAATCAAAGAACCAGTTTCATAGTTGACTGAACCAATAGTTGGGTCAACGATAAATTTGTTCTGGTTGGCATCAAAATAGAATAAACGTAAATTACCTATACCATCGTCATCAATATAATGCACATTAGCAGAGTTTGGAATATAAAAACCAGTAGATAAAACGGATTCAGCTGGAATAGTTGAACGATAGATTGGGTTAATCATATTCAACTTATATTCAGAACTGATATTATATCGTGGTGTAAACTCTCTACGAACTAGAATTTTAGTTGTGTTGTTTACAAGAGCTTGGTCAGATTCATCGATAAGTCTAACCAATTGAGAATAGCGTAAGACACCATCAAACTTTTTAAGGTTAGTATCATCATATTCATAAATTGAATCGCGAATAATTGTTTCTAACTGAGCTGGTGTTTTATCTGAGATCTTAGAGTTATAGTAAGCAGTGACGTCAATTTGTACATTGAAATACTCTGGATCAACGAATTCTGGTGTAATAGAAACAATAGATTTCGGCGCAATAATGTTGTACCTAATATAATCCTTTTGAGCTTGAGTTAGTTTTGTTGTGTCTGATGGTTTAATACATATAAACGTTTTTCCATAAACTGGAGGGTCGTTGTCTTCACCACCCCACACTACAATAGATTGTGCTTGAGGGAAGTTCTTGTAAATAAGAGACTTATAATCTTCAGTTGTAACTGCACGGTTTTGAGCAGCATATAATCTCGGTGCGTTGTATTTGATAGAATCAATAGTTTCAGAAGATGAACCACCCGATGCGGCACCAGAGGCAACAACTGTCAAACCAGAACCTAAAATAGATGAACCAGCATATGAAAAAGTATTTGCGCCATTCGGTGCTTCTAAGCTAGAAACGTAATATTCTAGAGACAAATAATTACCATTTTGAGGTTTATAACCAACCGTGCCATCGCCAAAATAAATCTCGTATAAACCATCATCAAGTTCTTTAATGAAATATGCTTTTGTGCCAGAATCTAAAGAAGTCATAGATTCAGCTGGAGTGAAAACGATAAATGAATCTTCTGTTGCAGTTTCTCTTAGCTTAACTTTTAAAGTTGACATATCAACGTTTGCGTTTGGGATAATATATCTCTGTCCCTGAGAGATGTAATAGTTGTATATGAGAGGAGTACCCTCAATTAATTCAACGTCATTAAAAGTATAATAACCACCAGCAGCAACTGTTGTAACGTCGGATGTGTTATAGAATGTGTATGAGACGCCATCAATTGATGTTAAGAACGGTTGACCAGAAGGTAAAGTAACAACGTCTGGATTATAAGTTGGAGCAGTAACTGTGGCATTAACTTTAACCTTGGCACATGCTGCCGAGTTTGGGACATAACCCAACATCTTAGCGAGAGAAACGACTGATGCACGTTTAGTGGCAGAATCCAAGAACATCTCATTAACTGCAAGGTTAGTAT